TCGGTCACAGGAACAATATCTGAAACAGACCCACAGGCGGCGGCTTTAGCAATTGCGTTAGGATAGGAAATTATGGCAAATACATTCAAAGTAAAAACAAATGCGGCTATGCCCTCATCATCAGGCACACCATTAACATTATACACTTGCCCATCATCTACTCAAACTATTGTAATTGGACTAACACTTTGTAATGTTCACACAACATCAGTTACAGCAGATGTTCAATTAGTATCAGACACTTCAGATACAGAAACAAACGAAACAGTAAAATTAATTGATGGTGTTACCATACCAGCTGGAAGTTCATTAGAAGTTTTATCAGGTGGTAAATATGTTTTACAAGCAACAGATATTTTAAAAATAGATTGTTCAGTAGCGGCAAAATTAGACGCAACATTATCAATATTAGAAATAACATAGGAGTAACACATGGGCTATATTGGCAAAATTCCAACTCCAGTACCTTTAACAAGTTCTGATATTACAGATGGTATTATATCTATCGCAGATTTAGCAACAACAGGAACTGCATCAAGTTCAACTTTTCTTCGAGGTGATGGTGCTTTTGCGGAAGCTGGTGGTGGAAAATTATTACAAATGATAACTGCACAAGATAACACTATTAAAAGCAGAAGTGGTGCTGGAACAATAGATTTAGTAAGTTTAACAATTACACCAGCGGCAACATCTAGTAAAATTTATTTGATGATGCAAACATCTTGGGGTTATTCTTCAAGTGCTAATTCACCCTCTGCTGGTATATTTCCTGTAAGAGCAATAAGTGGTGGTGCAACAACCGAGTTAGCACAAGAGCCAGTTCCTAGTGGACAAAATAATGTAGGTGTTTTATCTGCAACAGAAAATAAAACAGAGGGAGTAGAACATATTCAATCTTTAAGTGGTCATTTTGTTGACTCACCTAGTACCACATCTGCTATAACTTATACTATGAGATACCATGTACAAGATGCTGGAAGTAATACATATTATGTAGGAACTTCAGGTCAAGAAATAAATGCAGTATATAATGATAGAATACCACATATAATAACTGCTATGGAGATAGGTGCTTAATTATGACAGATATAGCTAGAGCAATTTTATCTATAAATCCTGATGCAAAATTTTCAATGCAAGATTTATCCGATTATAATTCTATTGTTTGGGAAGATGGAACAAAATCTATCCCAAAAAAAGAAATTGAAAAAAAAATAAGCGAACTAAAATTAAAATATGATTCAGAAGAATACAAAAGGCTTAGACAAAAAAAATATCCATTAATAGTAGATCAACTAGACGACATCTATCATAATGGAGTAGATGGTTGGAAAGAAACAATAAAAGCAGTTAAGGACAAATATCCAAAGGAATAATTTATGTCATATATAGGTAAAGAACCAACAGTAGGAAACTTTCAAGTTTGTGATGCAATAAGTGTAGTCAATGGACAAGCGGCTTACACAATGCAAGTATCATCAACTAATGTAGTTCCTGAATCTGCTAATCACATGCTGGTATCTTTGAATGGTATTTTACAAAAACCAAACTCATCATTTACAGTTTCAGGTTCAACAATTACTTTCGCATCTAATCTAGCAACAGGAGATGTTATAGATTTTATAATGTTACTAGGTAATGTTCTTGATTTAGGTGTGCCAAGTGATGCTACAGTTACAGATGCTAAAGCAAACTTTGTATCTACTTCATCTGGTGCTGGATTACAGATAAAAGGCGATGGCACAACCGATGGAACTTTACAATTAAACTGCTCTCAAAATTCACATGGTATAAAATTAAAATCTCCAGCACACTCTGCTGGTCAAAGTTATACATTAACATTTCCAACTACTGCACCATCATCAGGAAAAGCATTAGTCACAGATGGGTCAGGTAATTTATCTTTTAGTTCTGCTGGTGGTTTGAATTTAATTAAAACAACTGCAATAACATCAGGTGTTGCACAAGTAGATTTTGACAACACTTATGTCAATTCAACATACAATAACTATAAAATGATAATTAGAGGTTTAAGTACAAGTGCTGATAACCAAGATGTTTATATTAAATTTTCTGTGGATAATGGTTCAAATTTTATTACTATGGTCGGTGCTAGAATAAATGTGCAAATAAACTCAAGTTCTCAACCACAAGGTGGAATGGGGAATTTATCAGGTGGTTTTCCTTTAGGTTCAGATGAAGAAAGTGATGATACAAAACAAGTAAATGCTGAAATGACTTTTTATGATCTAAACTCTAACAATACTTATAAATTTGGAACAGGAATGGCAACTGTAGTAAATCAAAATGGCGACTTATACAGTTATACTGTATCAGGATATGGTTCATCAACATCAGCAGTAAATTTTATAAGAGTTTATACATCAACTGGTGGAAATCTTGATGATGGTTCAATATCACTTTATGGTTTTTCAGAATAGGAGTACATCATGGCTCTTCTCTTTGCTAAAAACAATTCTCTTTCAGCAGTAACAGCACTTCCAGCTTCAGTATCAGGTGGTGCGTTAAATCTAATATCTACTCAAACTGCATCAAGTTCAGCTACAATAGATTTTACTTCAGGGATAGATTCTACTTACAAAGAATATATATTTAAGTTTTATAATATCCACCCAGCAACCAATGGAATTTTTTTTCAATTTAATATGAGCACAGATGGTGGATCTAATTATAATGTAACTAAAACCACAACATCATTTTATGCTTATCATACAGAAAGTGATGTAAGTGCAATTCTTGAATATTGGAGTGCTGGAGATTTAGCACAAAGTACATCAGATCAAAGATTAAGTTATGAAACTAAAAATGATGCTGATGCTCATGTTAGTGGAGAATTACATTTATTCAACCCATCATCAACAACTTTTGTAAAACATTTTATATCAAGATATATAAATTATTGGCAAAATGATGGAAATTTTGACCAATATATTGCTGGATATGGAAACACAACATCAGCAATAGATGCTATTCAATTTAAGTTTTCATCAGGCAACATAGATTCTGGTACTATAAAATTATATGGAGTAACCTAATGACTTTTGGTTTAGTAAAACACAATAATAATTCTATATCAGCTATCACTACACCAGGAAGTTTAGCGCAAGGTGGAATGACTTTATTGCAAACGCAAACTGCGTCTAGTTCTGCGTCAATATCTTTTACATCAAATATTGATAGCACATATCCTATTTATTTATTTAAGTTTATTAATATACACCCGTCAGGTGCGGGAAGTGAATTTCAAGTTAATTTTTCAACAGATGGTGGTTCTAACTATAATGTTACAAAAACTACATCAGTTTTCTATGCTTATCATAAAGAAGATGGCAGTAATACAACACTTACTTACAATTCTTCAGAAGATTTAGCACAATCAACAGCATTTCAAGATTTAACTGTTGCATCTCAAATTGGTACGGACAATGATGAAAGTGCAAGTGGTTCAATGTTTTTGTATTCTCCTAGCTCAACTACTTTTGTTAAACATTTTATGTCAGAAACAAATTATGTAAGTGATGACGGAACTCCATTTTCTATTAATTGTTATATTGCTGGTTATGCAAATACTACTTCAGCTATTGACGCAGTAAGATTTCAATTAGATACTAATAATATACAAAGTGGCACAATAAAACTCTATGGAATAAAAGGAAGCTAATGAGTATTGTAAAATTAAATAATAGATCAGTAAAAGATATAACAGCTTTTGGTTCAATATCTTCTCTTGGTAGTCTTTCACATATTGCAACACAAACAGCTTCATCATCTGCAAGTTTAAGTTTCACATCAGGTATTGATAGCACCTATAAAGAGTATATTTTTTATTTTGTTAATATGCACCCAGCAACAGATGGTGCTTTTTTTACTTTTCAAAGTGACACAGGAACAAATACAAATTACAATCAGACAATCACATCAACACATTTTCAAGCACGACATGACGAGGGAGATTCAGACACATCATTAGCATATAATACAGGAAATGACCAAGCACAAGGAACAAGTTTTCATAAATTAAGTAATACTATTGGAAACGACAACGATCAAAGTTTATCTGGATTTTGCCATGTTTTTAACCCTAGTTCTTCTGTGTTTGTAAAACATTTTATAAGTAATATACAACATTCACAAGATGCAAATTTTAGTTTTAATGTTTATACTGCTGGATATTTTAATACCACTACTGCAATTACAAGATTTCAATTCAAAATGTCTTCAGGAAATATAGATAGTGGACAGATATTGCTATTCGGATTAAATTAACATATAAGGAGTTATTATGGCAGACAGATATAAATTAGTAAATGGCGAAAGAATAAAACTAACAGCTAAAGAAAATGCTGAAAGAGATGCTGAAGAAAAAGCATGGGCAGATGGTGCATTTGATAGGGCTATTGCATCTTTAAGACAAGATAGAAATAGACTTTTAGCTGAAACAGATTTTTATGCTTTATCTGATGTTACAATGTCAGATGAAATGAAAAAATATAGACAGGATCTACGAGATATTACAGTTGGTCTTGATACAGAAAAAAAGGTCAAAGATAAAAAGTTTCCAACTAAACCCTAGAGGTTTTAATGCAACTATCTAAACATTTCAAACTTTCCGAATTTGAGAAAAGTATGACAGCTCAACGTAAGGGTATAAAAAATAAAGCTGGAGCTGGAGAAATAAAAAACCTTACAGATTTATGTTATGCTGTTCTGGAAAAATGTCGTGTAAAATGGGATAAGCCAGTTACGATTACAAGTGGATATAGGAGTCCAGAATTATGCGAAGCTATCGGATCAAAACCTACATCACAGCATACGTCAGGGTGTGCGGCAGACTTCGAGATAGCTGGAGTTTCTAATCTTCAAATAGCTATGTTTATTTCTGGATCTTGCGATTTTGACCAATTAATTTTAGAATATTATGACAAAGATGATCCGTCAGCTGGGTGGGTCCATTGTTCATTCGTTGAAGGATCTAATAGAAAACAAGTGCTGACATATGACGGAAAAAATTATAGTAATGGATTACCAGATGCTAAATGGGTTGATGGTAAACTTACAAACTAGGAGATAATATGTTAACTAAAAAACAAAAGAAACTTCCATTAGCTTTACAGAAAGCTATTATGAAGAGTAAAAAAAAGAAAAAAAAGAAAGCGAGGAAATAATGCCATATCATACAGGTAAAGGTGCTCATTCAAAAGGAATGAAAAAGAGTAAGAAAAAGAAAAACAAAATGGGCAAACGAAAAAGAAAGTAATGGTCAAGATTGCTTCTATTAAAGGTATAATAAAAGACTTGAATCCAAGACAAAAAAAAACAATGAATCGTCACGCAAGACATCATAGTTTAAAGCATATGCGATCTATGGCTAGAGCAATGAAAAAAGGCAGAACATTTGCACAGGCACATAGATCTGCTATGCGTTCAGTAGGTAATTAATGGTAAAATTATCTACATTAAAAGATAAAATTAAAAAGAAAAAAAAATTAGGATTTACCGAAAGAGCATCAGCAATAGCTAGAGGATTACTACCTAGAAAATCTGGAAAGTTTAAAGGTAAAAAAGTTAAATCTAAAAAATATGGAGGAAGAGCATAATGGCTGGATTTACTACTTCAATTTCTATAAAAGAAATGCTAAATAAGTTTCCAATGCGGAAAAGGAGAAAAAGTGGCAAGAAAAAGAAAAAGAAGACTCGTACCAAAAGATAAGAAGACAGGCATTCCTAAAAAATACTTGTCAGGGCTCAAAGGTGCAAAGAGATCAAGAAGAGCTAAATTAATTAAATCTATGAGTTCAGCTTATAGATCTGGAGGATATATATCTCCATCTGCATTTAGAATGAGAGTAAAAATATAATGGCATCAAGATTTAGAAGACCACTATCTGCAAGAACACAAGCTACATTAAGAGCTAAAGCAAAGAATAGGAAAAATATTACATATGGACAATTAGTAAAAGTTTATAGACGTGGACAAGGTGCATGGTTATCTGGAGGATCTCGTCCTCGTATTCCTATGGCTGCTTGGTCAATGGCAAGAGTAAACAGTTTCTTGCGAGGAAGTAGAAAGCATGATACTGATCTTCGTAGAAAGAGAAAACGAAGATGAAAACTAACAAAGAAAAATTTGTAGAATTAGATGGCAGAATAAAATTAGTAAATCAAAAAATAGATTTAATAATTAAAAACCATCTTCACCATATGAAAAAAGATATAGATCGTATCTTATATAGTTTAGGTGCAATCGGATTATTAGTAATAGGTCAGCTTCTTTACATTATCACTAAATAGTTGTATTAATTCAATTATGGGTTTCAAACGAATACTTGTAATATCAGATATGCATATTCCTTATCATCACAAGGATAGCTTTGCTTTTTTAAGAGAAATAAAAAAAGAATTTAAACCCGACTTCGTTGTAAACATTGGTGACTTACTAGACTTCCATGCAATTAGCATGCATACACACGATCCAGATTTATTTAGCGCAGGCCACGAATTAAGACAAAGTAAAAAATATGTTAAAGAATTAGAATCAATATTTCCAAAAGTTACAGAAGTAGAATCAAATCATTCTAGTTTAGTTTATAGAAGAGCATTAAAGTTTGGAATGAGCAAAGAATTTTTAAAAGACTATGGAGATTTTTTAGGAACAAAAAAATGGAAATGGGTTGATGATTTAACTCTTACAATGTCAAATGGACAAAGATGTTTTTTTACACATGGAAGATCTGCCGACGTCCTCAAGGTGTCTCAAACTATGGGGCTTTCTGCTGTGCAAGGTCATTATCACACAAAATTTTTAATTAGCTATTGGGCAAATCCAGATAATTTATTTTTTGCAATGAATGTAGGGTGCATGATAAATCAAAAGTCTATGGCGTTCAACTATGCCAAGAATTTTAAAACTCGCTTTATTTTAGGTTGCGGAATTATAATAGATGGGATACCAAGACTTTTACCTATGGTTTTAAATAATAAAGGCGATTGGATTAAAAAGATTGTATGAGTAAGTCTAATAAGCTTAAAAACACCCTTTTAAACAGCCATAGAGCCACTTTAAACAGCGATTCTGCATTTTCTGAACAAGTTGCTGGCGATCACTATAAAAAGCTTAAAATTCAACCTTTAGACTTTTCTATGGCTAATGATTTTAATGCCTGTCAAACTCATGCTTTAAAATATATTACTAGATACAATTTAAAGTGGAAAGATAAGAAAGATCAGATAAAAGATTTAGAAAAAGCAAAGCATGTTATAGATATGCTTATTGAAATGATTAAGGAAAAATAAAATGTGGTTAAATATTGCATCTAAATTAGTACCAGGCATTATTAAAACAGGAATGTCTATTGCATCTAATAGAAGAAGAGCAAAAGAATTTGAATCTGTTGCAGAAATGCGTCATGCAGAAAAAATGGCAAATGGAGAAGTAGAATATCAAAAAGCTGTGATGCAAAATAATCAGCAAGGGTGGAAAGACGAGTTCGTATTAATTTTAGTTTCGGCGCCTGTGATGTTATTGATTTGGAGTATCTTTAGTGATGATCCAGAAATTATGGAAAAGGTCGATAAGTTTTTCGATCAATTTAATAATATGCCATTTTGGTATCAAGCTCTGTTTATAGGTGTAGTGAGTGCTATTTACGGTCTTAAAGGTGCTGACATCATAAAAAAAAAATAATACTAAATAGATTCTAAATAAGCTATATTGCATTATGGTTGATGCAGTAATTACAGATTTAGAAATGCAACTAGAAACTCCACATTCTAGTTATGGACACTTTGTTGCTTTTACATTTATAGATATAACTCCGACTTTTCCAAGAGTTAAAGATATGCTTGAACAAGTTCAAAAAAGAGCAGATGTGAATCTTATAGATTATAATTATAGTACAAAAATTATTGATGAAAATACTGACATATCATATTTTGAAGTAACAAGACATTAAGGGCGATTTCTCGCCCTCAATAAGATTAATTTCTAGTCAATTTATCTACTGCTAATTGATTGATAGATTCTTGCTTTAGATTCTCGCAATAAGAATGACCATTATTAGCTTCTACTTTTTTAAGAAGATAATAAGCTTTTCTTTTTCTGTATTCAGCTTTGATGTTTTTATATCTTTCATCATTTGTAGCTAATACTTTTGCTTGTGCCATTGAGCATTTAGTATTTTCAACCTTTTCACTAATTATAAAATC